CCGGCATAATAGCCGCCGGCGACGGGGAACCCGAGCAGGTTGAGCTCAATGGCAACGGCAAGATCAATATCAAGATCGCCGCGCGTGCCCTCGCGCTGGATAAAGCCTTGGGCGATCTGCGCTTTGCGGCCCTCGACGCTTTCGTCAAAGCGCGCAACCGGATGGCCGCCGGGCGTTGATCCGTCGTGGACGACCAGGGCGTTGCGATCAGTGTCGTGGGTGACTTCGCTTTGCGCGCCGATAAAACTCGAATGATCGCCGCTGGTGCCGCGACGAAATTGCAATTCTGTTGCCATGCTATTGCCCTCTTTTTAAGCCAGTGTTCCGCAGTCGAGCGTTCCCTCAACCGTGAGGTTGCCCGTGATTTGCTGATTGCCAGTAAAGCTGTTGCCACCGCTTAGCTGCGCCTTGAGCGATTCAAGCTCGTCGATCGCGGCCTGAACATCGGCAGCGGTCAGTCCGGATGAGGCATTGTCATAGCTGACCTGATCGGCGCTTGCAGTCGCCACTTGCCAGGCGCTGCCGGAGTAGACGTAGAGCGCATCAGCGCTTGTGTTGAAGTACAGATCGCCCGCCTGGAGCGCCGAGCCGTCTTTGCGCGTACTGGGTGCGTTGCTGCTCGCGCCGATATAGACATCGGCAAAGTTGGTCACATCGCCAAGATTGTCGGCGACCACGCCCACATCGGCGATATTTGCGCTCACGTTCTGCACATCAGTGGCGTTGCTTGCCACCGTGTTCACGCTCGTAATGTCTGCCGCCACGGTGCTGATATCGGTGGCATTCCCCGCCGCAGCGGTTACATCCGAGCTCACCCCCGAGACCGTGCTCACATCGCCGTCAATAAGCGCAACGGCGCTCACATCGGCATTGATATTGGCTACCGTCTGCACATCGGTGCGAATGTTGTAGACCGTTGTGAGATAGCCATCCGGAACCCCGTCAGGGGCGGTTGATGGCTCGGTGATACTGCCGAGATCTGGGCCAAATGCCGCGCCCGCTAGATCGCTTGAGACAGTCTGGATTTTGGTGAGATTGTCGTTCACCGAGCTGACGTCTGAATCAACAGCAGCGACTGCTTGCACATCAGTAATGCTGCCGGCGACGGTGTTGACGTTCGCCTCATTGGCGTTGAGCGTTGTCACGTCTGATGAAATGCCCGCGACCGTGGTCACGTCAGGCTGAATGCCCGCGACCGTTGTCACATCAGGTTGGATGCCCGCGACAGTGTTGACGTTGCCAATGTCGGCGGCGACCACGGTAATGTCCTGACCGGGCCCGACGTAGCCTGCGACCGTGGAGACTTCGGTGGACCGCGAGGCCACCATCGTTACATCCGAGTCGATTCCGGCAATCGTCTGAACATCGGAATCAACGGCTGCGACGTCGGTGATGGCTGACCCGATGCCCGCAACCGTCTGCACATCGCCACGAATGTTGTAGACCGAGATAATGTAGCCATCGGGTACATTGGTCTGCGCCTGCGCGGGCTGGGTGATTGAGCCCAGATCGTAACTGAACGACCCACCCGCCAGATCGCTGCCAACGGTATCGACCACCGAGGCATTGATGGAGACGTTATTGATCTCTGTCTCAATGCCCGCCACCGCCGTGATATCGGTGCTAATGCTGGCGGCGGTGCTGACAGCACCCGAGTTGGCGTCGACTGCCTGGACAGCCGGAGCAATGGAGTTCACGCCCGTGACCGCGGAGCCAATGTTCGCCACTGCGGTAACATCCGCCCCAATCCCAGCCACGCTGACAATGTAGTCGCTATCCGCTGCGACGACGTTGATCTTGTCAATATCCGTGGCGACGGTGCCAATATCGGCAATACCGCCGGCAACGGTGCCGATCGTGTTCGAGCCAGCCAGATCTGCGGCGATGATCGTGACATCTTTGCCCGCGCCAATCTCGCCCGAGACGGTGGAGACGTCGGCAATATCTGTGGCAACGGTGCCGATATCCGCAATGTTTGTGGAAACGGTCGTGACATTGGGGTCGGTCGCCCAATACTTGGCCGAGAAATGCGTGCCATCGACCGTTCCATCGGTCTTAATCGCCCAGTCTCTGGCGGAGCCAATCGACCCATCAACGCCGCTGCCGCCGATGGCGTAGGCCTTCGCCGAGTAGTCGCTGGAGTCGACCTGACCGCTGGTGCGAACTGCCCATGCCTCGGCCTCGTCCTCGCTCGCCTTGGCGGCGGCTTTGGCGGCCTCGACGTCGCTGACGTTGATCGCCAGATCCGTTTTGCCCGAGTCAATGCTCGCACCCGAGACATGGCGAAGCTCGACGACGTACAGGTTTTTGGTGGCCGGATCACGGAACACGTCATTGACGTAGTACTCGACCCCCGATGCGTAGTCACCGCGCCAGGTAAACCCAGCGAGCAATGCCATTGCGCCGGTATTGTCAAAGCCGACGACCTTGTTCCGGCGCTCCGTTGCGGTCGCGGCGACCTCATGATCGGAGCCATCAGCCACCAGCTTGAGCGATCGCGCGGCATCGGTGGCAACATCCGAAAACCCGGATGCGACCTCATCGAACTTGCCGTCTACCTCGTCAGCGCGCACCGTCGTGCCGGGCTGGAAGCGCTGACCCTCGTCAGAGTTGTCATAGTAGTTAGCCACGCAAGCGCCTCCTTGGTTCGTGGTGCAGGGTGTAGCCGTAAATCACATGCGGCCGGGTTTGGCCCGAGGAGTAGACCGAGAACCCAATCGACTCGCCGGAGCCGGCAACATCGACAGGCTCGGTACGAAGAACGGGCGCCGACCAGGCAATCTCGTTCCAGTTGTCGGCGTTCCACAAACCGCCTGAACGCCGGTAGTCCAGAAAAAAGCGCAGCTGCCTTGAGGATTCGACACCGCCATAATCGAGCTCGGGGCGGACAGCAATCCGATCTTCGGTGCCTGAATCAATGTCGAAAAACGCCCGGCGATAGCGCTTTTTCGCGCCCGGAGCGTTTAGATCGGTATAGGCGAGCGCAAGAAAGGCAGTGATCGGCTCGCCGTTGAACGACAGCGCATCTGCGTCAAACCGATAGACGTTGCCCTGATCGTCGCCGGATAGGATGGACTCGGCGCCGCTCTCAAGCTCGCCGGTGTGCATCACCACCATCTGGTCGGGGAACTCGACCGTCGTTGCCCCCGAGGGCGACCAGTAGACACCCGTGCGATCGTTGAAAAGCACCCGGTACTGCGCCAGGCGTTTTGAAACACATGACGCGACCACGCGCTCGGAATAGCCGTCATCGGAGAAGATCGGCTGGATGGGGCTGCCCGGTAAGGTCGGCGAGAAGTCGCCGAAGTCGTTAGAGGCCTTGAGCCCTGTGATGCCGCGCTCGGCGACAAAATACGGCTCGGTGAACGACTGCATCGAGTAGGCCTTGGCGCCTGAATTAGGCACCGTGATGCGCAGCTCCCAGTTTTGCGGGACGTTGCCAAACAGCCCTTTGATTGAATCGCGGCAGGCAATGTGGAAAGCGCCGCCGCGCCCGGACGCTAGGCCAGTGATCTGTTGCGAGACGCCGATCTCGCCAGCACCGCCTGTTGCCGCATCCCATTCGTTGGGGTCACCCACGCCGGAGTACTGCAAGGAGCCGGCCTCAAATCCGAGCATCAGGTGATTGGCGTGGATGCCGATGTATTTTGCCCCCGAAGGCGCCTGATCCAGCACCCGGAAACTACCGTCGGCCTTGAGCTCAAACGGCTTGCCGCCGCCGACGCCATAGACTGCCCGCCCGCTGCTGGTCGCGAGGAAATTGCCCTCGACCGTCTCATGCCGCCCTGCGGCCAATACGCCGCTGGTGTCGGTGACAACGGCCCAGCTTGAGCCATCCCACCGATAGAGGGTGGCCGCTCCGCCCGAACTGTCCTCGCGGATCGCATAGAAGTCGTCAAAGAACGTGAACACCCCGAGCACCGGGCCTTGGCCTGGCAGGGTTTCTCCGATCTGCTCGTAGCCTTCAATGCGCCGGTAGCCGCCTGTCACTGGGCACTCGTAATTGACGGCGAACAGGCACCGACCGGGCTCGACCTGCCGAACCGGCGTGGTCAGATCAATGCCACCACCAAATGGGATGTAGGCGGTACTGGTCATGCGAGCGGCCCCTGCACGGTGACGTTGGGGAGCTCGCGATTGACCATTTCCTGATAGACGCCGGCGAAGTTGTTTCGGCCCTGCTGCACCACCTCGGGGGCGTTCTCATAAAGCCCGTACTGGATCATCGCAGCGTAGACAATCGCGTCGTGATAGACCGCCGGGCAGCGCGGCACGTCGCTGTTGCTCGCAAGGGTCTGAGGCGTGCGCCAATACTCGAACGTGAGCCGAGCGCCGACGGGCGGCTCGGACTCCAGGTAGAGCAAGCCATCCGGTGCGATGGATGCGATGCGGGGCTCGCGCACATTGGTTGAGTCCCGATAGTCGGACCGAAACCGCTCCCACGGCAAAAGGGAGACAATGGTCTTACCAATGCGCAACGTCTGCTCGTCGATAACGGACAGATCTTGAGGCAGCGCAAACTCGCGGAACTCGGGTGATAGATCCACCTCGCCCGTGGCCCAGGCAAACCGCCAGCGCTCATGACGCTGCTGGATGCGCAACCACTCGCCGCGCACCCACTCCACCAGCCGCGCCGACTCGCCGGTCTGGCCTTCGACGTTGGCCGGGCCTGTGCCCGCGGCGCCGACCTGGCGCCGGAGCGATTGGCAGAGCTCAAGGAATGTCACGCCCGAACCTCACGATGGATCTGGAACGGGTAGGCATGAACCTCCTGGCGCTCCATGTTGCTCGGGTCGTAGACGTACTGCACCGCGTGATCAAGCACCTCAACCACGGCAGCCGGGACGGTGACCTTCTGCCCGCGCTTGATGACATAGTTGTAGCCATTGACCGATACCGGGACGGGCTGCTTGTCCTGACTGTCCTGAGCGATGCTGATCTCGTACTTGATCTCGCCCTTCGTGGTCAGATCCGGGCCCTCGGTGATCTCCGGCGTTGGCTCGCCCAGGTGCGTGCGAATGCGCTCGGCGAGCTTGGCGTCGGTGATGTTTGAGCGGAACTCGATGCCGAGATCAGCGGCGGTCGTCTCCAGATCCTCGCGGCTCATCTCGCTGACGTTGATTTCGGACATTGCTGTTTCTCCATGTCGGAAATGAAAAGCCCCGCTCAAAGGC